CCTCAGGAAAACTCTCCGTTTAAAGAGTTTAAAGGAGTCGCGGGATTGTCCCGTTCCTTAGAATTTTACCTGGGACGACCAATGGTCGTACAGGTAAATGTGGTGGGTTCGCAGAAACCTGCGAATCTATCACGGAGAATCCGGGAGAAATTTCCCGATCTCAGTAAGGACGTGTGCGATAAAATCGCATACGACGGCAAACGCTCACTTAAGCGAGTGAGCAATTGCGTAGAGTTCATTAAGGATTGCTTAGTGGCCTCCATGCCAGACACAGTCGAGGACTGGTCGGCTAGTCCAGAATATAAGAAGCTTATACACTGGGCATATTCTCTAGGTTCTCATCGAACCGACAGAGTAACAAAAGAGTGGAAAAAGTTTTCCGCTCTTGTAAAGTGGTTGGCCCTACAGTCAAAGACTGTAGCACCGGAGTTACCCGGAGATTTCCCGGGCTTCCATGGCACATGGAAAGTGCCTGAGCTTCCGCCATTCTGGCAGAGGCTCACACCGTGGCTTCTTCCAGTCACGGTGCGCGGGGTGAAGAGCAAAGTCGAGGCAACACGACTCGTTCACCTCACCGCCAGCAGGGGATTCCCTGCTGGCGACCGCAAGACAAGGCAGGAGTCGCTCGAGAAACACTCGAGGACTCTGCATTCATCTCACGAGACGACGGAGGTGCGCAGGAAAATCCTGGAGCGCCTTTCCTACTTTGTAGGTCGCTTGTGTGAAAGACGGTCCGTTGAAGAAGGTTATACCTCTAACGGACACCTATCACTAACGTCCAGTGCTTCGCTGGATGTCAGTGTTAAGGATGGAGGGCGTGCGACCGAGGTCGGAGCAAAGTTCCGACGTTGGGCCGGCGCCATCCCGAGCCAGGAGGTGGTTTCCACCACCTGGTTCAATCGATCGTTCTGGACTCTTCCAGATCGACCGAGATGGCAAACCATGTGCAGGTCTGAACTTGCACATGATGCCTCACACGAAGCCGGAGAGTCCGACGATCGTGTGAACCTAGACTTTGAAAACTTCAAAGTCTCGGATCCCATATTTGGGCTCGATAGTACCACAGGCTTTCAGCTTTTACAGTGGTCTATCGAGGAGGGTATCCTGCAAGGTGGCTTGCAGGGCACGCCGTTCGTCTCGAACGATACCCTCAGGCTTGGTGGAGTAAGACCCTCCATCAGGCCATCTGCGATCGGCGAGCCGGGAGCTAAATCCCGGGTCGTTACGGTTGCAGAGGACTGGGTAACAATGTTACTACAGCCCTGGTGCCATCATGTCATTGGCATGTTGAAAATGCACCCTTCTGCCACTTCTGGTTTGACCAGAGGATGGCAGATGTTTGAGTGGGTTAAACGACTTTCGAAAGTCGCTCAACCTCCGCAAGTCCGATTCTTATCATCGGATCTTACGACTGCCACAGATTACTGTGTGCATGAATACTCTCTAGCAATGCTAGAGGGTTTTCACAGAGGTATTGGCCGGTCATCCGACCCGTACTTCCAGGTCTGTGCCGAGCTGTTATGCTCGGGACGAACCTATGAAGGTGACTCGATCAAAGAAAACTTTGATCGTGTCACGTCTCGGGGTATCCTAATGGGAGATCCCGGGGCAAAAGCCGTTCTAACACTGCACAACCTTTGTGCAGATGCTGAATCCCTTTTGCGCTACCAACATGGGATGTTGGAAGCGTCTGACGACGAGTTCTTTGAACTCCTCCGTCAGTTAAACGGAATACCTCCAGTTTCCTGGCGGCATTTCGTTTGTTCCGGAGATGACCACTTTGGTCAGGGCCCGGAGGCTTACCTATCTAGAATTTCTAGATGCCATGACGCCAACGGTATGTCGGTGTCGTGGCCCCAGAACTTTTTAAGTTCTGTAGGTGGTTTCTACTGCGAGGAGATGCTCCTCGTAGCGGGACTTCGTGCGGACCAGATCTGGAAGGTGGACATTCCCCTTCGGGATCGGAAGTACGAAGACCAACCTCACATCGATGCGATGAAAGTGAGGTTGCTTTCCCCATGCTCGAAGGAGCATGAAGGGAAAGATGAGCCAAACCCTGCCATTGGCAAGGCTCGTCAGATGCATGGCATGCTGGCATGGCTCGGAGGAGGTTGGGGCGTTTTCACCCCAATCTTCAGTTCGCGGTGGGAGTGCAGAATGGAGGCTTACCTCCCTCCTGCACCAAATCGTTACCTCCCAGTGGCACTGGGTGGTATTGAAGCTCCCGCCTACCATCTGTCCATGACAGATGTTAGGAACAGTCTACGTTCTTTGAACGTATACCATGCTTGGGCCATCGAGCAAGTACTCGATGGAACGGCGACCCCCTTGCTGCGTCGCGCTCTCGCAAGTTTTGCGACGAACGCTCGCGCTCGAGGAATTTCCTCCGATCTGATCGAAGATCAGATCAAAGAAATGCTCCAGATCGCGGACCTTGTCCACGGACTGGATGACGAGGGCCTTCGACAGAAGGCTCTTGTCTCTACCGAAGATTGGAGGAATCTACGGTACAGAGATAAGGTTTCCGTGGCGAAGCGCCACGGCCTTATAACTGTGGACGACGCGATCTCAACGATCGGTCGTCCATACCTCTTCCGGGATATGTTATATCCCGAGATGAGTGCGAAGCACGGAATAGATCCGTATCGCACGGGACAGTACGAGGCTGTCCCGTGGCCTAAAAGGCTCGCAGCTCACCTTGATAATATCAAGGGAGCGATCTCGTTCCCTCAATCCGGTTATACCGGGCTGAAGGAAGACACCATTGAGCGCATCGCTCAATGGTGCGTCCAGAATATCAGTCTGGACATTCCTAAGGAAGTATACTTCTTCCCTATGAAGGTTGTAATGCACGAGGAGCTCGCGACATTACGAACACCCCTGTAGGATTTGAGAAATCTTACAGGAGTATGGCGTTCCCGCCGGGAGATGGTGTA